AATCAGTGGAGTTGGTTAACAGTTGTAGTTGATGCAGAAAATCAACAATCACATTTTTACTTAAATGGAACAGAAGTAGATTCTAAAGCAGGCTTTGGAAGTAGTTCTCCTTGGAAGTATGAAGGAAAGCTTAAAACATATAGAAATAATAATATTTATTTAGGAACATCTACTACATTACCTGACGAAAGTACTCACAAGTACTTTAAAGGGGATATTGCAAAAGTAGTAGCCTGGAATAGAGCACTAACTCCGGAAGAAGTTATTTCCGTACATAAAGAGTTGCCTAATCAAGGAATAGTTCTTAACTTAGACTTTAATAATGAATACTCTGAACTTGTATACAACAATACTGAATATAGAACTGAAAATATCAGAGTACCAAACTCTATTCTACCTCATAGAGTTCCTGGGCGTTTTCGTTGTTTGCCTCATGTAGATGAAGGACTAGTTAACGGAGTTTGGGCTAAAGGTAAAACAACAGCTCAAAACGAAGAGAGATACGTATTACAGATGCAACAAGGAAAAGTTGATTATAAACAAGACGGAATTAATAATGTAAGTTATAAGTTCTTAGGAGAACAAAAATTAACTCCTTGGGCTAAAATTTTAAATATAGAGTTATGAACAAAGAGAAAAATGAGTTAACAGTCCTCAGAGAAGAGTTAAATAAAACTGGTTGTGGCTTCTGTGCAGCAAAATGGACACAAGTTACAATACACCTACAGATGGGAGAAACTCACTCTTGTCACCACCCTAGAACACATAAAATACCGGTAGCAGAGTTAGTAAGGAATCCTTCTGCACTACATAATACAAAGTACAAGAAAGAACGTAGAAAAGAGATGCTAGAGGGTAAAAGACCTTCTGAGTGTGACTATTGTTGGAATGTAGAAGACAACTCAAAAGAATTCTCAGATAGAATTTATAAGTCAAATGAACCATGGTCTAAACCGCATTTAGAAGAGATTATAAACTCTGATTGGAGAAAAGACTACAACCCTAGATACGTAGAAGTAGCTTTTTCAAATGTTTGTAATTTTAAATGCTCTTACTGTGGACCTTCTTTCTCATCTCAATGGGTACAAGAGTTAAAGAAACACGGAGCATATCCAACATCTACAAAATTTAATGATTTAAAATGGGTTGAAGAGCAAGGTAGAATGCCATTTAATCATGGGGACCCTAACCCATACTTAGAGGCATTTTGGAAATGGTGGCCAGACTTATATAGGGATCTACATACATTCCGTATCACAGGAGGAGAGCCTTTATTAGCAAAAGATACATGGCAGGTATTAGATTATATTATTAATGAAGAAAAACCTAACAGAAACCTTAACTTAGGAATTAACTCTAACCTCGGAGTGCCTGATGAGTTGATAGATCAACTTATTGAAAAGATCCAAATTATTGAGAACGATAGTAAAGTTAAGGAACTGGTACTGTATACATCAATTGATACATGGGGTAACCATGCAGACTATATCCGTAATGGAATGGACTATACAAGGTTTAAAAAGAATGTAGAAAAAATATTAGAAAACTGTAAAAGAGTTTCAGTTGTGTTTATGTCTACGTTTAATGCTTTATCTGTATTCAGGTACAAAGAGATGTTAGCATTTGCATACAATTTAAAAAAGCGCTTTAATAGCCCAGTACGTTACTGGAACCCGGTAGTGATGGTAGATTCATCTTACCTAAGACATCCAGCACACCAAACTGTTCAATTACTTCCCCAGGAGTATAAAGAGTTGATCTTAGACGCTGCTAAATTCTGTGATGAATTACGCTACGTAAATAAAGTAGAAAGCGAACAGTGGCAACCTTGGCATACAGGTTTTACAGATATCGAAACCGATAAAATTAAACGTATTGCAGACTGGATGTCAGCTCCTCAGGATCCTTTAATATTGGCTAGAAACAGAGAAGATTTTTATAAGTTCTTTACTGCACACGATAAACGAAGAGGAACTAATTTTGTAGAAACATTCCCACAATTAGCTACATTTTTTAACGACTGTAAAGACGCAATGAATGAATTTAATCGCACACAGGGGTAATCTTAACGGACCGAACCCAGAACAGGAAAATAACCCAGAGTATTTAGCAATAGCTATAGAACAGGGGTATGACGTAGAGGTAGATGTTTGGTACAAAAACCATAAGCTATTCTTAGGTCATGATTTTCCCGTATACGAAACCTCTTTAGAATTCCTTAAAAAAGATTTTATTTGGGCTCATGCTAAAAACTTAGAAGCTCTTCACTATTTATTAGAGAATGACGTACATTGCTTCTGGCATGAAGAAGATCAACATACGTTAACAAGTAGAGGTTATATTTGGACTTATCCAAATATGGCTGTAACTTCTAAGAGTATAATTGTAGATTTACAACCGCAAGTAAAATTAAGACCGTGTTATGGAATTTGTTTCGACTGGACACCTATCCAAAAATAGTAGAATAGCTATATGCTTATTTGGGAATATAATCGATTCTTCCAAACTAACTAAAGGGTTAAAACTACTTACATACAACATACCAGACATATCTATCGATTACTTTGCGAATACGTATCAACAGCTCGATGAAAGTTTTGTAGACAGTTTAAATATAAAAAACTACCAAACACAGCCTAACTTAAACACTTACGAACCTTCACTAGAAGACGCATTTAGTCTAGCTAGAGTTAGTATACTGAAGCAACGATTTGAAGCCGATTGTAAATTCAAATACGACGCAGTTATTGCTGTAAATACAAGCTCAGAAATAAGGTATACAGTTTTATCAACAAATCAAGAAATAACTGATCAAACAGTATATGGATTTGGATACTACATGGACACCTCCGTAATGCAATTTAGGTTAGATAACCTAGTATGGTTCTCAGATTCAAACACCTTTGACACACTTTCTCGAATCTATTTTGACTTCGCTAAGAATCCACTACTATCTTTAAAAGAAGAAGTAGCTTGGCATTCTTACATAAAGAAACATAACATCAACATAACACCTTTGGAATATAGAGCAGTTATTCTTGATGCTAAAAAAAGACCCTTAATCTAGATGCAAAATAAACCTAAAATAGCAGTATGTATCGCGGGTGAAATAAGAACCGGAATAGAAGACTTTAAAGTATTTTCTGAATTCTTTAAACATTACGACATAGATGTATTTGTACATACTTGGAATGTGGTAACTTCCGACAATTTAAAATTTGGAGAGGACATCTGGAAGGGGAACGAAGGGTATGATACAAAAGGTATTCAACAGAAAATAGCAGAACTTTACAAACCTGTTAGGATGCTAGTAGAAGATCCTTTAGAGAAAACTGATACATTAGCTTTTGAATCAATGATGTACAGTATATACAGAGCTGATTTACTTAGACAGGATTACGAATTAGAGACTAACAAAATATACGACATAGTAGTAAAGTACAGGTTTGATTTAATATTTGAAAAAGGAATTACATTCCCACCTTTTCAAGTAGAACCAAGAACGTTATACTATGTCAACCGTAACCAAGGATGTACTCCTCAAGACTGCGGCAGACATGGGTTAAGTGATTTATGGTTTTATGGAGATTCTAATACAATGTCTACTGTGTGTAGTATGTATAATTTCTTTAGGTATAAATTAAAACCTTTGAGAAATCCGAATTACTTTACGGGAGTAGAGTTAAAAAGAGATATGAGCTTTGCAACTTTTTCACCTAGTCAACTTTATTACAACCAATGTATAAAATATAATATCAGACCTGTAGACATCTCAATGATGGATAATAACTATAATAGACAGAGTCTACATAGAACTGCTGTAAAGCATTTAGACCCTTATGATAATTTTAAAGAAATAAACGAATACTACAACTCACATGTCTAAAGATCTAACACTTATAACTTTTGGAGATAGCTGGACATGGGGAAGTGAACTTCGCAAACCAGGTCTGAAAAAATCAAAAGAAGATTGGGATACTTCTAATGATGAGTATCGTCTAAAAAACGTCTGGCCTACCTACTTATCAGAACAGTTAGGCTTTACTAAACATATTAATAGATCATTCCCAGGAGCATCTAACGATATGATAGTAAGACATTTAGTAAACTATATACTCCAAGAGTATTTAAAACCTGGTAAGCCAACTGATGACTTATTTTTAACAATAGGATTAACCTCTCCAGATAGAGTAGATCTTTATTTTAAGAATGAACAAATATTAGGAGACCAAGGTTGGATGACACTTTGGCCGTATATGGATATAGATTACGGAGATAAGCTTCGTAATAACTTTGCTAAGACATACTCTTTATATTTTGCAAACCCAGAAGAGTTTGTATACCGCTATATAAATCAAATACACTACCTGCAGACTTTTTTAACTGCTAATAATATTAAGCATTTAATATTTCAATCCTTTTATCAAACATTTGGGCATGTTCATATAACTGAATGGGAGGATAAACCACATGCATTTACGTACAAGTCTATTATGAACCAATCGTACTGGGAGTTAATTCACCCGGTAACCTTTATGAATAAGAATGTACCTGCTCATAGTTTTCATGCACATGTAAAACTTAAATCTATGCTAACAGGAGAAGAAGGTTTTAAGGTACAACATCCTTCTGAGATAGGACATAAATGGTGGGCAGATCATATGAAAGAATATATAGTAAAAAATAAACTTTTAAAAAGTATTCCAAAACTACATACCTACGACTTTTCAGATCCAGTAAAGACACTGCCGGTTACATTGAAAAACACAGGGCCTGTAGAACAAGATATAGAAACAAAAAAACCAGTTTTTAGAACATTAATATGAGAACACTTTATTCACTCGGAGATAGCTTTAGCGTAGGAGTAGGTTTAGATATTAGATCTCTACCTCATAAAACTTACTCTGGAATTTTAGCAAGTAACCATGAGTCTACTCTAAAACTATTAGGAAGAGCCGGATGTGATATGTTTACAATATACCTTCAGGTTCGAAAATTAATTAAACTCAGTAAAGGTAGAGACGAACTTGCAATAATAAGCCTTACTTGGCCTGATAGGTTTTCTTTTGCAACCGAAGAAGTACACTACCTGGACGTTGATCTAAAAAATGTAGATTACCTCTCTTACGTACCATATAGAGATGCTTTAGCATGTAACCCTGATATTATACCAGCTTTCGATTTTTCAAACAATCCTAAAATATTTAGCAATACATTAGTAGATATCGACGGATTACTAAACGGAAAGATGTATAATAAAGACGGTATGCATGTTTTAAGTAGAGAGCATAGAAAAGCTTTAGAGTACTATATTACGTATCTACACAACCACCACATAAAACGAGAACAAGATACAGGGTTGGCATTGTATATGCATACGCTTTTAAAGCAAGCTAATATCCCTCACGTATTTCTAGACCCGATAGGGTATTTCCTTCACGAACCTCATAATAAACTGACAACACTTATAGACAAGAAGCACTTTATTATACACGACTGGTACAAGTTCGCAGAAAAATACCCGGACGTACAAGGAACAAGCCATGTTAATGAAGAAGGTCATCAAGTAGTTTCACAAATTATACAAGAACATTTAGATAAACATAATATAATTGAAGAATGGAAAACGCCCCTTATATAGTTTTTCCTATGCTAGGAGAAGGTTCTAGGTTTGTAACTGCAGGTTACACCACACCTAAGTATTTATTAGAATACAAAGGTAAGACGATGTTAGAACACGCGGTAGATACGTTAGGAGTTAATGGAGAACTTATTTTTATAATAAGAGGAGATCATGATCAAGCGTATAAAGACCAGATTGATAGACTAACTAAAAAGTATGATGCTAATCTTCTAATAGTTAACCGAAAGACGCAAGGAGCAGCGGAAACAGTATCACTTATCCGTCCGTACATCCAAGATCTTTCCCGTCCATTAATAACAGTTAATGCTGATCAGTATATGCACTGGAATGGAAAAAAGTTTGAAGAATTACTTGCTTCTGATCCGGAAAGTTCGTATATTGTTACACATACCGACTCTTCCCCTAAATGTAGTTATGTGAGGTTAGAAGGAGATGAAATTGTAGAAGTACGAGAAAAGATCGTAATAAGTAATACTGCTACAGTCGGAATATACCATTGGGCATCTACTAAAGATTTTTTAGAAGATGTAGACCAGATGATGGAAGAAGGTGTTAAAGATAACAATGAATATTATATAGCACCGGTTTATAACTACACTATTAAGAAAGGAAAGAAAGTCAAGATGTATCATATACCTCCAGGACAATTCTACCCAGTAGGAACACCAGAAGATTTTGAATATTTTAAAAACTTAGAACTATAATGAAAGCAGGTAGAATAGAAGATTTTAAGAAAGGATGGTTTATTGGAAACTTTGAACCAAGTCTACTCAAAGCAGATTTTGAAGTAGCAATTCAACATTACAAGAAAGGAGAAGTTCATAACGATCACTTTCATAAAAAAACAACCGAGTACAATGTAGTACTGGACGGTGTTATTAAGATTAACGAACAAGAGTTTGTAGAGGGAGATATCTTTATTATAAAACCTTATGTAGTTAGCCAGGCATCTTACTTAACGGACGTAAGGTTGTTAGTAGTAAAGACAGAAAGTGACCCAAAAGATAAATACGAATTTGAATTAATATGAATATAGTAATAGATAAAATACCAGCAGACCATTTTTTAGTAGAGTACTATCTTGAATCAAGAACTACCTTATACGAAGCAGCATATGCTTTAGCAGTTGGTCAAAGCATAGGAAACCCTTCTGTACGTAATGTATTTGAAACTCCTGAATTAATTGCAAACCATTGTGCTAAGATAGTAGACATAAAAGAACGTTTAGATTCTAAAAATAAAGGAACAGTAGCTATTGCATTCCCTGCAGCAAATATAAACTGGGAAGAGGATGGTATCTCACATTTAGTATGTAACATAATGGGAGGGCAGACTGATATTGATATTATAGAGAAATGTCACATTACTGATATTGAATTACAGAACCTATACCCAATCTTAAAACCTAAATTTGGAATAACAGGTATTAGAGAAAAGACAGGTCAGTACGAAAAGCCGCTACTAGGATGTATACTTAAACCTAAAATTGGTTTAAAACCTACAGAGATTGTCTCTATTGTAAAAGATATGATTGAAGGAGGAGCAGATTTTATTAAAGAAGATGAAATTATGTCTAACCCAATTTTCTGTAGTTATGAAGATAGATTACCTCTTATTAAAGAGATATTACCTGACAACGTAATATACCTAGCAACATGTAATTCAGATCCACACAAGTTAGTAGACAGAGCTAAAAAAGTACACGAGTATGGATCAAACGGTATTCATATCAACCTTTGGAGTGGGTTAGGAGCTTACGCTTCAGTTAGACAACTAGACTTACCTCTTGTAATGCATTATCAGAAAAGTGGAGATAAGGTGATTACCCATATCAATAACCCTTATCGAATTGACTGGAGAGTTTTATGTAAGTTAGCTGCAATTAGCGGCATTGATACTATACATGCCGGAATGTGGGGCGGTTACTTAAGCGACGAACCTACATATCTACAAGAGGTTATGGATATATTAAGAGAGAGAAATGTACTACCGGCTTTAAGTTGTGGTATGAATGCTCAATTAATTCCAAAAGTAACTGAAAAGTTTGGATATGACTACTTAGCTAATGTAGGAGGAGCAGTACACTCACATAAAGACGGTATCAAACCAGCTGTACAAGATTTAAGAAAAGCTATAGATAAATGATCGCAGTAATTGTATCGGGTAAATTAAAAGGACTTTCAGATAACTTTCCGAAGTTTATAGAATCCTTACATGAACCGGTACAATGTTTTGTGCACACCTGGGATACAGAAGAAAATAGTAGATGGTTAAATAAACTTAACAGGTACGGTGATATAGTCGATTTAGAGTATGTAACAGAACCGCCGATAGACAATAAGAAGTTTGCGATACTTCACTCTACGTATCAAGCAGTAAGTTTAATACCTGATTTAAACAAGTATAGCACTATAATAAAGTTTAAACCTGATCTAGATACCGATACTATTATATATGATAAGAATATTACAAAATATTTTCAAGAAGCTACTTTACACACCTATCCGCTTCTTAAAGGAAAAACAAAAGAAGATTTTATTTACGGTAGGGTATTGTATAAAACACTAGACGAAAGAATGTTTAGCACATTCCCAAAAGCAATAGAGACGTTATTTAAAAGATCATACGGGGATTATATTACAGATCTACAAATGATAGATAATTTTTTAATAAAAAAATACGGACTCTACTACGAAGGGAGCATCCTCTGGACTAATTATATTAGAGAAAGAGGTTTAGATATTATACAAGACCTAACACTCCAATTACCAAATTGCAAAGTTATAAACAATTAATTATATGAGCGAAGAAAAAGTTTTTTTAACAGAACAAGAATTATTAGATCTAAAACTAGTACAGGAGCAGAAAGTACGTTTAAATGAAGAGCTAGCTGCTATTAGTTTAGCAGAGTTTGAAATTAAAAATAGAAAACAAGCAGCAGAAGCTTATTATAATTCTCTTAAAGAATTAGAAGCTAGGGTTGTAACACAGATGGGAGAAAATTACGGAGCTGGGAGATTAAATGTTAATTTAGAGACAGGAGAGATTTTACCAGAATAGTCAATATTTCCAAAATATGTTTCAAATGTTCCTACCTATTTATTTAAGTACGGTAACTATATTACAAATAAAAGGGTTTTGATTTTAACAGGATATTTATTTAAGAACCCAACTAACAAATAATAAGAGACATGGCAGAAACATTAATTTCACCAGGTGTATTAACGAGAGAAAATGACATTTCGTTTATTCAACCAGCAGCCGCTGCTGTAGGCGCAGCTTTCATAGGACCTGCAGTAAAAGGTCCAGTAGAGCAACCTACTGTAGTAACATCTTACGGTCAATATCAAAGATTGTTCGGAACCACTTTTCAATCTGGTTCTAACTCTTTTGAATTTTTAACTTCAATTGCAGTAAAGAGCTATTTTGAGCAAGGCGGTAACACGGCATTAGTAACAAGAGTTGTATCTGGATCATTCACAGCAGCATCCAACACAACTATTACAGCTTTAACAGGAGCTGCACCATTTACATTAGAGACAATCGGTAAAGGTGCAATCTATAATAATGCTAAATCAGCATCTACTATCCAAGAAAATCCAGACGGTTCATTAGCTACTGGTTCTGCGGATAACGTTAGATGGGAGATTGGTAATATTAACAACCAAAGCGGTACATTCTCATTGTTAGTTCGTAGAGGTGATGATAGTAGAAAAAATAAGATCATCTTAGAAACATTTAACGACTTATCTTTAGATCCAAATTCAGAAAACTATATTGAGAAAGTAATCGGTAACCAAGCTGTTAGCAAAACAACAGAAGGTTCTGAAGTATTTGTAACAACAAATGGTGAGTACGTAAACAGATCAAACTATATTAGAGTAGCTTCTGTAGCTAGACAAACACCTAACTACTTAAGCACAGACGGTATTACAGTTAATAAAACAGCAGCAGGAGTTTCTTATTCAGGTTCATTACCAACAGCTAAGTCAGGTTCATTCTACGGAGCTACAGGTAACCTATACGGCCCTCGTGCAAGCAAATTCTTTAAGAATATTAACAGTGTAGATACTCAAGGTATTACAGCAGCTTGTTATGCAGATGCTATTTCAATCTTAGGTAATAAAGACGAATATCAATTCAATATTATATCTGCTCCAGGTCTTATCTACTCAATCGGTACTCATAAAGTTCAATTAGATTCAATTATCTCATTGGCAGAGACTAGAGGAGATGCTATTGCAGTAATCGATCCACAAACATTTGCATCAACAGTTAGTAACGTAACAGCAACAGCAGGTACAGTTAACAGTTCTTATGCAGCTGCTTACTGGCCTTGGTTACAAACACAATCTGCAACTGGTAAGAACGAATGGGTTCCAGCTTCTACAGTTATCCCAGGTGTTTACGCCTTCACAGATAGCGCAGCAGCACCATGGTTTGCACCAGCAGGTTTAGTTAAAGGAGGTATTCCTAACGTAATCCAAGCAGAACGTAAAGTAAGCCGTGAGCAACGCGATACTTTATACCGCGCTAATGTTAACCCAATTGCTACATTCCCTGGACAAGGTATTGCAGTATATGGTCAAAAGACTTTACAGAAAAAAGCTTCAGCTTTAGATAGAGTAAACGTACGCCGTTTATTAATCGAATTGAAACGCTTCATCGGTAGTCAAGCTAACAACATTGTATTCGAACAAAATACAATCGCTACTCGTAACAAATTCTTAGCAATTGTTAACCCATACTTAGAATCAGTAGTACAGAGACAAGGTCTTTATGCATACCGTATAGTAATGGATGATTCTAACAACTCTGCTGATGTAGTAGATAGAAACCAAATCGTAGGACAGGTATTTATCCAACCAGCAAAAACTGCAGAATTTGTAGTACTTGATTTCACAATTGAACCAACAGGTGCGACATTTGTAGCATAATTTTTAAAACAGATATTTATATAAAACAGATAATAAAATGGCAGTATTAGATTCAAACGAAATAATGTTCAGAGCCTTCGAACCGAAGGTACAGAATAGATTTATCCTATATAGTGAGGCTATACCAGCTTTCATGGTAAAAGCAGTAACTGCTCCTTCATTCACAGATGAAGAAGTTAAGTTAGATCACATTAACACTTACAGAAAGATTCGTGGTAAGAGAAACTGGGAGAACATGGATATGACTTTATATGATCCAATTAACCCTTCAGGTGCACAAGCAGTAATGGACTGGGCACGTGCTTCTTACGAGTCTGTAACTGGTAGAGCTGGTTATTCAGATTTCTACAAGAAAGATTTAACTTTGAATCTTTTAGGACCAGTAGGTGATATCGTATCAGAGTGGATCGTTAAAGGTGCATTTATCGTAAACATGGCTCAAGGTTCTTTGGACTGGGGTACTAGCGATGGTGTTGAATTAACAATCACTGTAGCGATGGACTACTGCGTATTGAACTACTAATAATCTGCCTTATATTAATAAAAGAAGCCCGGAAAGAAATTTCCGGGTTTTTTGTTGGTTCAAAAAGTTATTTTTCATATATTTATAGGAAATAACGTTATTTAAAATCAAATTTATGGATCAACCACAAAAATTCCCTACAGAGATTGTAGACCTACCTTCTAAAGGGTTACTTTACCCAGAAGAACATCCATTAGCATCAGGTACTATTGAAATGAAGTATATGACAGCTAAGGAAGAGGATATCTTAACCAACCAAAGCTTTATTGAGAGAGGAGTAGTAATCGACAAGTTATTACAGTCTCTAATTGTAACTAAGTTTAACTATGATGATCTTTTAGTTGGAGATAAGAATGCTATATTAGTAGCAGCACGTATCTTAGGTTACGGTAAAGATTACGAATTTAACTACCAAGGACAAAAAGAAAATGTAGATTTATCTTTAATTGAAAATAAGGTTTTTGATGAGAGCTTATTCAAAGATAGAAAGAATGAATTTACTTACGAATTACCTGCTACAGGAAACGTAGTTACTTTCAAACTTTTAACTCATGGAGATGAACAAAAAATCCAACAAGAGATAAAAGGTCTTAAGAAAATTAACAAAGACGCTTCACCAGACTTATCAACAAGGTTAAAACACATAATCATTGGTGTTAATGGAGCTACTGATTCTAAAAGTATTAGAGATTTCGTAGATAATCATTTCTTAGCAAGAGACTCTCGTGCATTTAGAAAACATATCTCAGAATTTCAGCCAGACGTAGATTTGAAATTCTATCCAGAAAATGGACCAGAAGGAGGGGTTGACATTCCAATCGGGGTTAACTTTCTTTGGCCTGACGCCAACGTATAGAGTTGCTATTTTCAACCAGATTCATGAGATAGTATTTCACGGAAAAGGAGGATATGATCACGATACAGTATATGCAATGCCTATATGGTTACGTAACTTTACCTTCCAAAAGATGAATGAATTCTACGAAAAAGAACAGGAAGAAATAAATAAATCTAAAAGTAAGACACCTTCTAAAGCAGCTCCGAAAGGACCTGCAGTAAGAAAACCGTCTTATAGTGCTAAGGCTCGCCCATAAAGCGAGCTTTACCTATTTATATCATATAAGTACAGTTAATAAATGGCCGGAAACGATAATAGACAGTTAGAAGAAGCAAAAAGACTCTTACAGGAGATAAATACCTTAAGAGCTAGGCTTAATCAACAACCGTTAACAATGACGGATGCTGATGCAGTAGCAAATGTGCAAAGCCTTCGTAACGAACTAAGAGGAGTACAAAATGCTTTTCAGGATGTAGATGATTCTGCAACAAGTCTCTATGATCAGGTTAGAGCAATTTCTGGTGAATTTAAGAACCAGCCAGGCGCTTTGCAGAAGATTAGATCATCTATGAAGAAGATTACCTCTATTGCAGAAGATTTAAAACTACAAGAACAGGGTATTAAAGATCTTTCTACAAAGCAACTAGACGATTTAGCTCAAAGATTAAAAGAAAATAAAAAAATATTAGATGACGAATCAACACGTTTATTAAACGGAGAGGATTTATCAGATATTGCACAAAGAGAGGTTCAGGCTCTTCAAGATTTAATACAAGAACAAGGTGGGTTAACTAACATGACTAGAGACCAGGTAGATGCTGCTCTAGAGTTAGTTAACGTAATGGATAATCTTTCCACAGAACAAAAAGCCGCTTTAGCTAACTATGTAGACCAAGGTAATGCATTAGGTAATATAGAGGATAAAATTAGTGCTATAAAAGAACAGCAGAAAGAAGTCAATAACTTGATGGGTGTTGGTGGTGCTGTAGTAGATGGATTGGACGGTCTAATGGGTAAACTCGGTATGAGCTCCAGTAGATTCAAAGATGCAGTATCAGAGGCTAAAGATAAAATGAAAGCAACTGCAGAAGCAATTCAATCAGGTGCTCAAAAAGGAAATAAGTTAACAGTACTAATGTCTGGCTTAGGGCCTTTAGCAAAAGGCTTTGGAGCTGCTTTATTAGATCCGTTAACTATTATCATGAAGATAGTAGATGCGTTCTTCAAATTAGATAAAGCAAGCACAGAAGTACAGCGATTAACCGGACAAAACTCAGATTTAGTTGCAGGAGCAAATATGAGATACGCTACTTCGGTAGATTATCTTGAAACCGTAGCAGAGCTTACAAAGCAGACTGGTATGAATGCTCAAAATATATTTACACCAGATGTTATTGCAGGAGCCGCTGAATTAAAAAATACAATGGGACTTGCTGCTGACGAAGCAGGAGGTCTTGCAATGATAGCTCAGACTACAGGTGGGAATATAGATAAGACAGTCGATAGTATTGTTGCTGAAACTAGTGCTTTTAACAAAGCAAATAGATCAGCTGTATCTCAAGGACAGGTACTTAGAGACGTAGCTAAAACTTCAGATGGAATTAAAGCTTCTTTAGGAGGTAACCCTAAATTAATAGCTGCCGCTGCTACACAGGCTCGTAGATTAGGAATGGAACTTAGCCAGGTAGACGGTATTGCTAGTTCTTTATTGGACTTTGAAGATTCTATTTCAAAAGAAATGGAAGCTGAACTACTTACAGGTAAGGACTTAAACTTAAATAAAGCTAGAGAGTTAGCTTTAAATAATGACTTAGCAGGCGTAGGTAACGAATTATTTAAGAATGCTGCTGATATCAATGAATTCGGTAAAATGAACCGAATCCAACAAGAGTCTTATGCGGCTGCATTAGGTATGACTAGAGACCAGCTAGGTAAAATAGCTTATCAGAAGGCAATTGAATCCGGAATGACAGAAGAACAAGCCGCCGCAGCAGCGAATGTAAATGCAGAGGATATGAAGAGAGCGGAAGTACAAGAGAGAATTCAAAAATCAGTAGATAAGTTAGCACAAGCATTTGCACCAATATTAAGTATAATAGGAGATATTGTTAACATACTTGCACCAATAGTACAGGTAGTGGGAGGAATAGTAGGATGGGTTGTAAAACTTGCATCTGAATTTAGTGTAGTAAAGTATATCCTTTATGGAATCGTCGCTATAATAGCAGCTCAAAAAATCGCAGGATTCTTTGGTACTTTAGTTGGAGGCGCTTCATCTTTCTTATCTTCGATAAAGAATATAGGTTCTTCATTCAGTGGAATGATGGATACAATGAAAGGCTGGGGACAGGGTATCAAAGATGCTTTTTCAGCCGGTAAATCAGGAGCAGGTAAGATAACAGAAGCTGCTAAAACGGCAACCGATGCCGCTGGACCAGTAGCAGATACTGCTTCTAAAGTTGCAGGCCCGGTAGCGGATAAAGCAACAGAAGCAGCTAAGTCTGCACAAGGTGTATCAAAAACAGCCGGTACAGGTATAAAAGAATTCTTAACAAACTTAGGAGAAGGTTTACGTAACTTAGGTAAGAAATTTGGAGATGTATTAAAAGGTATATTAGCTTTAGGATTAGCCGCAGTAGCAATTGTGGGACCTTTAGCTGGAGCAATGTTAATAATTAAAGACGTACCTGCCGCTGCAATGATTGCATTTGCTGCTTCAATTGGAGTGTTAGGTTACTCTTTAGCACAAATAGGAAAGAATGCAGGTGATGTAGGTAAAGGAGGTCTTGCTTTAATAGTAGCAGGAGCAGGTATTGCCGCAGCAGCATTTGGATTTTCACTATTAAAAGGAATTGACCCAGTAGGAATGTTAGCATTCTCAGGAGCAGTAGCTATATTAGGATTATCCTTAATTGTAATAGGAAAGAACGCAACAGATGTAATAAAAGGAGCAGCTGCAATGTTAATTGTAGGAGCTGCTATAGTCGTAGCATCATACGGACTTTCAATGTTATCAGGAATAGATCCAACATCTATGATGGTATTTGCCGGTTCGTTAATTGCTCTTGGTTTAGCCGCTGCATTATTAGGAACAATAGCTAGTCAGGTAATGATGGGAGCAGTTGCTTTACTTGTATTAGGAGCAGCTCTAGTACCAGCCGCATATGCCTTTTCATTATTAGCAGGAGTTGATACAAGTACAATAGTAGCCTTTTCAGTAGCTTTACCTTTACTTGCATTAGCAGCAGCAGGATTAGGATTCTTAGCACCATTTATTATAGCAGGTGCAGGAGCGTTAGCAATCCTAGGACTTGCTTTAATTCCTGCAGCAGCAGCATTTGCATTAATGGGATCTGTTGACGTAGCAGGTATAACAGCAGGTTTCGCACAACTTGGAGGAATTGCCGGAAGCTTATTACTAGCATCAGTTGGTATTCTTGCATTAGCATCTGCTTTAGGTGTATTTGCTGCAGTAACAGCAGGAGGAGGTATAATGACCGGCCTTACTTCTTTATTTACAGGAGGAGGGCTTATCGGTGATCTTCAAACCTTAGCAGCTATGGCAGATCCGTTATCTCAAGTAGCAGGATCTCTAACAGCAATTTCAGCTGCATTAATGGGTATTGGAGCATCAATGGCTGTAATAGATACAGAAAAGTTGAAAGAGTTAGAAGGATTAGTAATGACAACAGCCTTCGCAGCACCAATGGTAGCAGCAGCCGGAGCTATTGGAGAAATGGTTAGTGGAATTGCTGGAGCACAAAAAGACGACAAAGGTGATGCTAATGCCGCTGTAGTAGCAAAATTAGATGAGCTTATAGCAGCAGTTAGAGCAGGAGGCGATGTGAAGATCGATGGTAGAAAAGTAGGAGAGCATATGGCTTTAAATGCAACCAATACTAAATAATTAACTATTTATTAACGAACTTAAAAACAATAAAATGGCAACAACAACAAAAGGAATCCTAACAAATCAGGCCCCAAAGTCTAGATTAGGTTTAAAAGGAGCAACCCCGAAGGTACCGATTGGAGCAACTAAAGCGTCTAAATTACATGGCACTTCTTCTATCAACAACATACCAGAGTTCTTGGGAAGCCCTTCCAACTTAGATTTGAACGGACAAGCACCATCAAAATACTTAGATAACCCACCAGCTTAGTAATGCCAAGACAAGATCTAATAACAAGAAAGACAGATCTTAAGAGCTTAAAGTATGGGAGTAGTGGTCCTTATATTCAAAAAGATATAAATAACCCACCTGTCTACAATTCCATTAGTTCAGAAATAACTCATCGTATAGATGATACTGTTCGAATTGGTAAAATGTTAGTAGATACTCCAGGTCTTAAGTTTGCGTTAAACCAAGCTTTCTTAAACTATTCTTCTTCAGAGAAGAAAGGGTTTGGAAAAAGACTACTCGGCGCTCTAGGAGATACTGCCAAAGTACTAGCAAGTACTATAGCACAGGTACCCGTTAATGGAACAGGTACTCACTTTGTTATTGGATTTGGAGGACACGAATATCTAAAACAAGGAGGACAAAGAGGAGGATGGTTAGATAGGGTATTACAGACAACCGCTGGAACAGGTGGTGTAAATGGTGCATCAACAGTATTAGCTGGTAAGAATGTAATTTTTGATCATAGAGGAGAAGAAGGTTACAAACCTATGACCGACTCAGAGTTAATAGATCAAGAATACAAAGATCAGCTTAAAGTAGATATAGCAACTTCTTATATTAAACAGGAAGGTAGAACTCTTGCAAAGGCAGGTTCTATTATTATTCCTGAAAATGCAGGACAGGAAGGATATACTCCTATAAATCCCGGCATAGATAGAACAGATGCATACACTGATGTAGATATTAATCAAACATATACTGGTCAAGACGGTAGAGTCCTATTAAAAGGAATCGCAGGTACAAGCATAACAGCTTCTGTACCCACACGTATCGATGATGATTCACAGGCGGTAGTAGATAAGTTTAAGACTTCTTTAGAAAACGTTCAAGTAGACGCTAAGACACAGTATGATATAACAGCAGCTGTAAGTAGAGATCAAAAAGATCCTTTCCATCAATCAGGAAAGGGATTAGGACCAAAAGTAGATCCAAACGCAGCAACTACAAAACCACATAAGGATGCTCCAATTCAGGAGAATACTTTAACACCTTATTTAGGTCAAGGAGGTCAGCCAGCTGAAACTGGTAAACCACAAACAGGAACATCACCTAGTAAACAGAAATCTGATTTAGGTGCTCCTAAAACTGTTGTAAATAAATCAAAAACAGTAACAGGCAAGCCTGCTATTAGAGATTATAAAGAAGCGGATACAGGAGTAAACGCCAAGACGAGTTATAATACTCAAGCGGTTGATAAAAAAGGTATGCTTGATCGTTACGATAAGATAACACACGAGTACGGAGCAAATAAGTATACAAGTAAGATAAAGAAGAATGACGATATGATACCATTCGTATTCTCTATCGTTACTCCAGAAACAGCAGAAAAACCAACACAGTTAGCTTTCAGAGCATATCTAGATAGTATGAATGATAACTATTCATCTACTTGGAATAGCTTTAATTATATCGGTAGAGGGGAAAAATTCTATACATATGGTGGCTTTGAAAGAAAAAGTTCCGTATCTTTTAAAGTAGCAGCTATGAATAGCGGTGAACTAGACGTTCTTTATAAGAAAGTTAACCACTTAGCATCAGCAACAGCTCCTACATATGATGCAGCTGGAACTTGGATGAGAGGTACTTTTTTAAGAATGACAATAGGTACTTATTTTGATGATCAGCCTTGCCTACTTAACTCAGTAGGTATTACTGTAGATCAAAATGTACCTTGGGAAATTGATATAGACGGAACAGTTGGAATGGAAGTTCCTCATGTACTTTCGGTAGCCTTAGATCTTACTTTATTGCACGATACAACACCTAAGACAGGTTTTGAAAAGTACTTTGGATTTAGAAAGGCAGGTTCAACATCTTCTAAAGCATCTGGGGATCAAGACCCAAGTGAAAAAGAAAAGAAAGCCGATAAAGGAAACAAAGGCGGCGGTAAAAAAGCAAAAGTAGATCCTATCAAAATAGATCCAGTAAAGATAGAACCACTACCGCGTACAAAACTAGACTTAAGTAAATTTCAACCAATACCAATAGCAAAAGATAACACAAGAGATGTTAGAATGGAGCAGTTGGTAGCAAGAGCAGATAAATTAAAAGCAGATAGAAGAGCTGCAACCGCAGCAGCCGGTAAAGCTGTAATTAAGAAACCTTAAAGGTAATGGACAGATATAGACAAATAGAAGAGTATAGAACAGAAGAAGGAGTGCGTTATAGACGTAACCCTATCTACCCGGATATACCTGAACATGAAGAAGATCTATACGTAATTACCACAGGAGGCGACCGTTATGATACGCTAGCTAATCAATTTTATAATGATCCGACTTTATGGTGGATTATAGCATCAGCAAATAACTATAACAAAGATAGCCTCGCAATAACACCCGGTGTACAATTAAGAATACCGGCAGATAGAGACGGAACTATACTTGAGTATTATAGAATAAATAATATAAGATAATGGGAGGTTTTTTAGGAGAAGGGCTTACACCTGGGGTTATAACACAGATCACAGCAAGGAAAGCACTACTGACCAAAGCAGATAGAAACAACGTACACCATGCGTTACTTAATTCTAACGTACCTTGGGTAGCGCTATATTCCGGTGTGAAGCGTGGAGATTCTTTTGCTAAATCTGGAATAACATTTAAACTAGAAGGTGGCGCCGCTTTTCAAGGAGATATAGGACAGAATGGAGCTCCTGCTGGATATTGGATCAGTACCGATACAGGTAAATCAACAGGTATCAGACCAAGAGCAGGTATAACAGATGTTAAGGTAAAATCAAAAGGAACTTTTGGTACTCTACGAGATGTTGAAATAAACATTAAAGCATGGACCACAGAAGACTTTGAAACTCTCTATGACCTTTATATGAGACCAGGCTTCCACTTCTTATTAGAATGGGGGCATTCGGCATACACTACTTCTGGGAACGATATTGCTCAAGTTAGACCAACTGCTTCAGGTACTTTTCTACAAAGCTCAGTTAGCTATAAAACAGTAATGCAAGAGGTAGTTAGCCAGAGACAAAAATCAGGCTATAACTACGACGGAATACTAGGTGTATGTAAAAACTTTTCTTGGTCTCTAAACGAACAAGGAGGTTATGATATTACTATTAACTTAATTTCAAAAGGAGAAGTTATTGAATCGATAGGTGTTGCTTTTGATCCAGGACCTAACGTAAATGCAGAAGACCTTAAAAAAGGTAACAAAGATAAATCGGAAAGAAAAAGCCCTATACATTTCCTATTAAAGAGAATTGAACTTTCAGAAGCAGAAGGAGCAGTGAAGTTGGATGGATTAGGTACCGGGCAATTTAAAGAAGCTACTTCATTATTAGATCCGGCAAAATTCGATGTATTCCAAAAAACAGGATTTGACGTAGAAGAACCGGGTAGTATGTTTGATAAATCTAAAACACTTACTTGGATCTCCTTACGAACAATTTGCGATATTATTAATGCATTTGCGGTAACTAGAGAAGGTCCAGATAAAGGGCAAGTAGCTTTTGAGATTAACACAGAATTAGGAAATAAGTACGTAACTCATCCAAGTCAATTTAGTATAGACCCTATTGTATGTGTAACTTCCACACCTAATAACATGTCTATGAATGGCAAAGAGTTAGGAAAAGTTACATTAACAGGAACTGATGAACGTATAGCAAAATTAGGACCGCTTCAAAATGATGTCTTAGCAATATGTGTTACAAACTTATACTTGTACGAAGTATTAGATCCTTTATTTGATAGAGGAGATGCAAAAGAAAACCCCGTTAGTATTTTAGATACCTTTAAGGCTATCCTAGGAGGTGTTAACGAAGCTATGGGCGGTATAAATGAATTAGAATTAGCCTACGACGAAGAGACGAATAAATGGGCTATTATAGATAGAAAGTGGCAAGAAGATCCTGCAAAACTCCCTAAAATAACTTTAACAGGATTAGGTTCAAACATTAAAACTTTAAGAACAGAATCTAAGATTACTAATAAGCTAGCTTCTATGATTTCAATAGGAGCTACAGCTGGTAGATCCGGTACAAAAGAGAATGTGGATGAGCTGTTAGCTTGGAATAGAGGAGATAGTGATAGGATTGCTCCTGTAAAATCACAGACTAAGAAAGGAGATAAAACAGCTCCAACTCCTCTTCCTGATCCTCAACAAGCTTTTAATGAGTGGGCAGAACGTGTTGATGAGGCTTTCCAAGCTGTTAACGGAGAAGGTTTGCTAACCGATCAAAACTACGATAAAGACTCTTTTCAGGCATTAAAATCAGGCCATCAGTTATACCAAGCAGAAAAACTTGCTGAATTTAACGGAGGTTCAGGTAAACCACCTAAAGGGCTAATCCCAGTAGAGTTAAGTTTTACTATGCAAGGTATTGCCGGGTTTAAGATTGCACAAGCTTTTAAGATAGAGACAGGACTAATCCCAGCTGTATACACAGGGGATAATATGGGTTACTTAATTACCAAATGTGACCATACCATAAACGCTAACGAATGGACTACCGAAGTAGGAGCATTAATGTACAACATTAAACCCTACCCTGGTTATAAATCAGGAATTAATACATCTGCTACAGGAAGCCCTAACACAGTAGTAAAAACAACCACAGATACAGGAACCGCTAGTGGCGGAGCAGATGGACCAGTAACCGGAGCAGAGCAATCACAACAAGCTTTAGGTAAATCAGTAAGTTACGATAGAGTAAAAGCTGCTATTCAGAAAAAAGGATATAAGTGGTATGGTAACGAACTTGAGTTAAATATTATTGGAGTTAGAAATATACAAGGACAGAAAGATTCTGGACACGGAAAACTTCATCCGATTACAAATAAGTTCAACGATATCTTAATTGTAGCTTGGATAGAGAATGGAGTTAGAACAGCTGAATCATATCCTGCAACCACAGTCCCTGGAGCTGGCTATACCCTGAAGAGTAATAAGTACTTTAGTAATATGAATAAACTAGGTACTGGAGCTAAGCAAGAAGGTCAATGGCTTGCTCACTACTTTGCAAGCTCTCATAAAGGACATCCTGCAATGCGTGATAGGACTGCCATTGGTGTACACCGTGATAATAACTACACAGATAGTTGGATAGACTTAGCAATTAACCCTAAAGGTAAAGCACCTGGTTTATTTAATGACCAAGCAGGTATGTTAATTCACAACTCAGGGGATTATGGAGATCCAAAAACAAAGTTAGTTAACAACTGGTCAGCTGGATGTCAGGTTCTTGCAAATATGAAGCAAACAAACAGATTAGTTGCATTAACAGAAAAAAGTAGTAAGAAGACAGGTAATAAGTTCTTCACATATACATTAATTAACAGTAACGATATTCAACTATAATATGGCAGAGAATTTAGGATACTTACCTCTCTCTCAATTTGTAGAAGAGAAAATAGGACAAACTGAATTACCTAATTTGGAAATTGACAGTACCGTTATAACTAACGAACTTAAAGAACAGGTTAGGGATTTTACAGGTGTTGTAACCTCTTTTGGTAAAAAGTACTTAGTATCTCCTGAAGATTTAGCTAAAGGTCTTTTTACAAAAGCGATGGAAGTAGCGGTACCTAAAGGAACTTCAAAAGGAGAATCCGCAGCAATACCGGGTCTAATAAACAAAGCCGATGAATTATTTCACTACCCTACTCCTACTGAAGATGACTACCAGACTGGTTTTATAAGAAGGTACTTTCTACAGGATGTTCGATCTACTGAAATTAAAGAAATTGATGCTCCAACTTATAAAAGTATTGCAAGCAAGGCGTACTTCAGAAGAGTTAAGTTAGAGTGG